CCAATTGACCTTTTGTTTCAACTACATCTTGTTTATCTTTAGCAAATTCTTGAATTTATTCTGATAGAGCTTTAATAACAAACTTCTCTAAACGAGCAACGTTCTCTTTTTGAACTTTGCGATCGCCTCTTAGTTCTTTGATTTCTTCTGCTAGTTTTCCAACTAAGAATTGATCAAACTTTCCAGCACTTTCTTGCATACGTTTGTTAAAACGCACACGATCTGCTGCTAGTTGCTCTTTTTCTTCTGCGAATTCACGAATTTCTGCTTGAAGATTTTCTGTGATCATTTTATCTAGAGATTCGACCATTACACCTTTATCGTGTTCATAGCGGCCTGCAAACTCTTCGCGAATTTCTGCGCGAATTTGTTCGCGTGCTTCATTTAACTTAGTTTCCCAAGCTTCGCTGATAGCTTGCTTGGTGTCTTCGTTAATGATACCACTGTCTACTAATGGTTTGATAGCATCAAACATGGATCATTTCTCCTGTTATATTTTTAAATCTTTGATGAGGCGTTTTACTTCCTCAGCTAAAAACTTCTGTACTTTTTGATTTGCACCGGCATCTTTTGCCATTTCGAGTACCCTATGCCCGTTACGCATATTCATAAGCCCTTCGTAAACGGCCTTAGGATATGCATTAGGAGCACTCGGTTGTGCAACTATATCAACTGTGACTATTTCAAAGTCACTGACATGCCCTGAGCTTTCGTTAACGTTGCCGCTACCTCTACTAGACACGCCTAACTTCACTCCCGAGGTTAACATGGCTTTCACCAGTTCGCCCATTGGAGTTGGAAGAATTTTTAATTTACCAAAACCATTTGGGCCATCCATCCACATTTCTGTGATCATATGACTCACTCGGTCTAGATTAATTTTTAAATCGTCAGGATGGTCTAGTTCGCCTAAAACGCTATAACCTTCCTTGAGTTGTTTATTAACACTGCCAACTGCTTCAGCTATTTCTTGTACAGGATACACACGCTGGTTAGCGTTCTTTACGCCACCTTGCACAAATATCCCTTTCATATACAGATTCTTTCCTTGACCGTCAGCAGTAGACTCTGCCAGAACTTCCATTCTGGCGTTATCAAAAGATAAGTGTTCCTGTATTAAACTTTTCACAGTTTATTCCTTACTTGGCCAACGGACTTTTGTCGTTTATTCCACCGACTTCATTCTTTGACACCGAAGGAGCTTTGCTTTTATAAGCAGATTTGCCAGCGTTAGCACCTGGGCTGTTTTGTACTTTACCAATTAAGTCCTGGCCACCTTTTAAAAGACCGCTAGGTTTTTTGTTTGGTGTTCCGCTTGGATCAGACTCTGCACCGCCTTTAGCAATATTAGCAGCAGTTCCGCCCATATCGTTCTTACCAGCAACAACAGACTTAGTATTCAAACTGGTTGTACCGCCTGCACCAACTTCACCTGTTTCTGTATTCTTTCCTGGAAATGGCTCACCAATTTTTTCCACGTATTCGCGGATCCATTCAGCTTCAGTCATCTTTTTTGCTTTTTTGTCTTTAAGCATTTCTTCTTTTTTAGACTTTTTAGCTGCTTCCATCATGCCGTATTGGCCTTCGGGCATTTCTTCGTCGCCTTCGTCGCCCATACCCATGTCCATACCGTCATCGCCACCCATGTCCATGCCGTCATCGCCACCCATGTCCATGCCGTCGTCCATGCCGTCATCGCCCATCAATGAATCAAATTCAGCTTTAAGTTCGTCTAATGCATCTTCAAGATCCATTACGCGACCTTCAATGTCGCCATCGTCGCCCATGTCCATTTCGTCGTCGCCTGCGTCCATGCCGTCATCGCCCATGTCCATGCCATCTTCGTCTTCTTCGCCGTCTTCTTCGGAATCTACTTCGATATCCATTTCTTCGGCTTCGTCCATGCCTTCTTCGTCTGTGGTAATTTCGTCAACCATTTGATCAACTTGGTTACCACCAACTTCTTCTAAGTCTTGTTCATCAATGAGAGATTCGTAAATTTCACGTGATTTTTCAACAACGATTTGATGAAAAAGTTCGCGAGCTTTAGCTTCGTCTTCATTAATAATGTATTCAATTAATTGCTCATATTTAGACATATTTTGGTTCCTTTATGAAATATGTGTCGGAATTCTATATAGTTATTTACAGAATATACGTATTTTATATGTTAAATGGGTGTTTTTTGAATGATTTTGTAATAATAATTACAGACCTGCTTGTGTGGCTGCAGGAGGTTTATATTGAACACTTACTTTTTCTAATTTTTTTTCGTGTTCTAATTTGCGAATGTCATTCATCATACGCAATTTATTAAGTCTATCCAGAGTCAACCGAGTTTTTCTGGTGTCATTAACTTTCATAACAGAATTGTCATCTTTTTCTGTTCTGTACCCGTCGGGGATCTGATTATAAAGTTCTAATAATTGCATCTTGTATTTACCAAACGTGACTAATTTATCAGACTCCGGCCGGAGCAGGGGCGGCGGCTGCTGCGGCCCCAGGTCCTGGAATTTCAGCTCCACCAGGCGGAGCTGCGCCAACTTCCTGCCCTTCACCTGGTGGTGGCAAGGACGAAGCTTCTAAATCAGATTCTAATCCGCCTGGGGTAATGCCAACACTACGTAGTCCTGCACCATCAGCAGGTGCTTTTTCCAAATCACCTTGTTCTTCAGCCCACATGCGTTCATTTTCTACCATTTCTTCTTCAGTTAGACCAAGATATCTCGACAATAAAAACCGCTTACTAAGATATGGATATTGCTCAAGTTGAGTAAACGATCCAATTCTTGCACCATCTACTTCTGCTTGTCTATAGCTAGCAAAGTTCTGAGGCTCATTGAACTGTAGGTCAAACAAGTTATTATCAATATTAATACCCCTCCAACGAAGGAAAAGTTTAAATTCTTGATCTAATTTTTCACAGATCATACGCTGTAATCGCATACAATACTGATTGAATCTCCATTCTTGTATCAATGCTGTACCGACTCGGCCGTCACTAAAAGAATTAGGATTACTGGTCCCATCATCTAGTCCACTGGGCAAATAACTGGCAGGAATACGCAGACCTCTAAACAACTTATTAGTAAAGAAATGCAGATCTGTTATCTCCCCTAAATTACTACCGCCAGGAAGAGTGTCTACTTTACTACCACGTGCTCAATGGATTATAAGTTGCATCCATCATGTTTTGGCCGCCACCAGTCTGTGTGGGTATTCGGCGCTGATGAACTTCATTTTTAACTCGTTCAACAAAGGCCATGGCCAAGTGACTGGGCATATTACCTACATCGATATAGAAAATTCTACGCTCTGGTGCTCGTTGTACACGATAGATAATGATAGCATCTTCCAGCAATTCTTTTTGCTTGAATACTTTAAACACATTTTCTAGTACACTGTTACCAAACGGCCAACTAAAATCCAAACCTTCTGTCAGTGTCAAATGTACAATATGTTCAGCATTCACTGCAACTTCATTCTGAGCATGACTAAATCTGCTGCCGCCGCCATATGGATTTTTTGGTTGTATATATGCTCCGCTGCCGCCACCAACCTGAGGATGATTCACATTTACGTCACTGGTATTAATGGTAGTCGCTGTTAAATTTTGAAAATTAGGTGCAATATCTTTAACTATATATTGTTCAGGTTTTTTACCTTCAGATTCATTTACGATAACTTTTACTACTTTGCTCATTTCAACCCAGAATAATTTAAAATTCTCTGGATCTCTTATGAACACTTGATCTCCGTATTTTATAGTGTTTCGAAACATCTTAAAGATACGTTTGTTTAATTCATTTAAACTTACCCATTGTGTAAGCTGCTCACTGATAATTTTAACTTCGTTATCCGTGGGTTTTTCTTTCCAATAAAATTTAAAGGCTGTACCGTTTTCTTCGTTTGATTGAGTACTAAATTCACTTAGAATATCCAATGCCGCGTTGACTTCGCTGTCCATGTCCATTTGTTCATACTGATTATATCGCTCAATACGATTTGGATGCCCAATATAAACTTCTGGCAGATTGCTTTGATAGTTTCTATAAGTAACATCTCGACCCTGTGACCCATTAATCGGGCTAACTGCACCCGCAACGTTGGCTACCTTAAAATATTTTTTCCATGCCATTAAATTAATCTCCGGTTAGATATTTACCTAAAAATTAAGCCAATGCTTCAAATATCCTGCCATTGGAATCTACCATCCGATCCATTTTATCATTCAGCCCTTTCATTAGGCTGTTCTGATCAGTTAGTGCTGTGACCAGTTGTGTAGCAGTAGTGTTGTTGTTAGTTACTGCTGCCAATTGAGTTTGTAATCTGCTAACTTCAGCTGATAAGTTACGAGAATCGTCCTTAGCCGATTCTGATGCCACTTTTGTATCAGTCATAGCAGTAACAACAGATGCTTGAGACAGTACTGTACTTGTTGGAACAGCTGGCGATGAAGGGCTTGCTGTGGCTGTATTAGAAACTATGGCCACAGGAATTGGTGATTGGCCTGGATTCACTGACACTGGGAGAGTTCGATTTCCTGAAAAAATTTCTCGCAGTATTGAGAGAACATCTGATCCCGATCCACGCTCTGATCTATTAGGAGGAAGGTCAAACCCCATTCTTTTAAAAATATTATCCACCATAGCCCCAACGGCGTCGTTAAATTTTTGTGCTTCCATTGGCATTTGTTTAAGCTTTTCCAAAAGCTCACTAATGTTTCCCTGTGTTTTTACTATAGACAGAGTCATTTCATTTAAAAATCTTATAGTACCTCCAATATTTTGCATATTAGTTAGTACGGTTGTATCAATTTCTCTTTGAATTCTAGCTCGGTCTCTTTCAGCATCAACAAATGCTTTAGTAGCAGGGTCGGTTAACACATCACGTAACTTTGTTCCTTCAGCTATCATTCTTTCTACAGTAGCCGGCAAATCTTCAAAAAATCCCATATTTGCAATCAGTGAAGCGCCCTGTTTAGTCATAGATTGAACAAAAGGATTCATCAACTGAGGTGGCAATTCTGCTAAATCTTCGATGCTTTCGGCAAATCCTCTATAAGCGCCTGCATTTTCTTTTATAAATCCTGCATAATTTCTTCTAAAATCATCTCTTGATAAATTCACATTTTCAGCAAACATCTGCATGGTCCTAGCGACTTCTTGATTACCGTTAGCATATGCTATCATTGCAGGATCTGTTATTTTTCCCTGTGTTCTAACATATTCTTTTAAGTATTGAGCAGCTTCGTCACAAAACTTAGCCTGAGCGATCGCAAATCCTTCTTTAATATTTTCTTGATCTATGGGACTCATCCTGCTAACTTTTAATTGATAAGCTAGATCTTTTCTGCGTTCTTCTTCTGCTTTTTTAAGAGCATCTGCACTTTGTCCAGTTATTGCTGTTAATTCTTTTTGTCTAATCAAATACTCTTTAATTGAGTTCCGCTGTGCATAATAATCAGTGGTTTGAGCTTTACCTAGACCAGCTTGCAAAGCCATGAAATCTGCTACCCCTTCACTGATATTTTCTATGCTACCGTATAAGGCCAGTAAAGAGTCCTCTTTGTCGTAAAGATCCATGCCAAAAGAAACTACTCTGGCTCCTGCATCAGTTATCCCAACTCCTAATTTACTCAACGATTCAACGTTACTAGTAATGACTCTGCCAAACTGTAACAAAGGTATACGTAACTCTTTTGCAACTGCGCCCATTGTTCCTATGCTGCCACCAAAAGTTGCACCAACTTTGGTCAGTTCTTGGAATTGATCAGATACTTTTTGAGCACTTTCAATTTGAAATTTAATAACGTCCGACAAAACTTCAAATGTGGCTGTTACACCTGCGGCTGCTGCTTCACTGGCTCTACCAAAGCTAAAACCTTTAACAGATAAACCACTCAATGCTGTGCCAGCTGCTGTAACGCTTTTAGTAAAAGTATTAGTAATGAAACTTAAAGTAGGTATAACACTGGTAAAAGCTTTGTCTGCACCGTAAATACTGGCTGTTAAACTTGTTAAACCGGATACAAAGCCAGTGCCTACACTTAAAGCACTGCTTAAACCTGTTGCAAGTCTATTAGAACTACCCTGCAATTGTTGTAAGGATTGTGCGGCCACTGTTGCTGCATTAGTTTGATTGTTGCTGGCCCCTGTAGTTCTACTTAATGCCGAGAGTAACTGCTGCATTGCGCCGGTGGTATCTCTGGTTGTTAACCCAAGTCTTTCCAGCAGTTGTTGTGTTCTTTCATCCATAATCTATTTTTTGTAAATTTACCAAGATAAGTATTAATATATTTATTGGATTAAAATATGGTTAATAACTCAAATCCGCTGGCTAAACATTTTAGACAGCCTCAATTATATCTAAAATTGCCCAGCAATGGACGCTGGTATCCAGCTGGAAGTCTCGAGCTGCCAGTTACTGGAGAATTACCAGTTTACCCAATGACTGCCAAAGATGAATTAATATTAAAAACTCCCGATGCACTGTTGAATGGACAAAGCACTGTGGACGTTATACAAAGTTGTGTGCCTGCCATCAAGGATGCATGGAAAATGCCTGCCATCGACTTAGATGCAGTACTAATAGCTATACGCCATGCAACATACGGTCCAGGCATGGAGTTTGTCAGTGTTTGCCCCCACTGTAAAAGGAAAAATGAAAACACTGCGGATCTAAGCGTGTTATCTTCGCAGATAACCTGTCCTGATTTTGATTCTATTATAAAAGTAGAAGGACTTGAAATTTACATCAAACCTCATACGTACCAGCAATTTAACAAAGCCAGTTTAGAAAACTATGAACATCAACGATTATTATCTGTAGCAGGAGATGATTCTTTGAGTGAAGAAGAAAAATTAGCAAAATTCAATGTTGTTTTTCAAAGATTGTTAACTCTTACAGTAGAACAAATCAGTAAAAGTGTGGCTGGAATTAAAACAGAAGAAGGTGTTGTAGTAGAAGATCCAGTGCAGATTCATGAATTCTTTCAAAATTGCAATAAAACCGTGTGGGACTCGGTTAAAGTAAAATTAGAAAGCTTTGGGGAACAAAGCCCACTTAAAAAACTTCCTATAACATGTGAGCATGAAGACTGCAATAAACCCTATGAAACTCCATTAGTTTTTGAGCAATCAAGTTTTTTCGCATAAGGCTTTTGAGTTTAGACAATGAATCAATTGTTGAAATGATCAATGATTTCGACAAGGATTCAAAAGCCCTTAAAAAGAATATATTAAAAATTTGTTGGCACATGAGGGGTGGAATAACTTACAGCGAAG